ATAAAGGAACGCAAAATACCTTCTTTAGCTTGCCCTAAAAGAAACTCTAGCCCCTCTATCAATTCTTGATTAGGTTGGAGTTCTGGCAATATTTTTTTTAAATGCATAATACCTCCATGCGGTTATTCCGGCATTCCCCAGAAATTCATTTGTTTTAAATATTTCTTTCAATAACGACACGCTCGGCTCCGCTATCCCATCTTTTGGAACAGGCGGATACCATCCCTTCCCTATTTGACCGCTACATGCCATGGACATTTGTCGCATATACTGTAGTTATATTTTCCAGGCATTTATCACACCTGTTTACGTCTTGTTTCTCTAAAATATCTAATGCCCTTCTTAAGTCTTTAATTATCTGCAATCCAAGCTTGTTTTCAGGATTCCGTAATAACAAAGATTTTAAATCAATAATAGCATTCCAAACAAGCCTATATTCTTCGGATACTATCATTTCTTCTTTTTCAGAACCTTATTAGCTTTTGCATCTATTTTGGATTTCATAGAAGGCGATAGCTTGCCTTTGTGTTCCATTTCTGAGGCACGCGCTTTGGCATTCCGGGCATGAGCTTTGTCGGGCATAGGATAAGCGCGTTTTCCAGGTTCGCCAAACTCCGATTTAGGTAACTTGTTGCGTTGTTTAGTAGTTAATTTGGCCATTTTTATACCCCTTCAATTGACTAACAGAATAAATACTTTTTCGGGAATAGTATAATAAATAATCATACTCTTTGCCATCTAGGCCAGCAACTGTGGTTTTTCCGCCATGAGAGATTACGTATTCTTCCCATGTTTGAGGACTTTTATTTCCAGGGATAACCAAAAGCGTCGATGTCGCCATTTTCCGATGCCTCTTCTATCCCGCCAACAAAATATTTTTTAAAATCTTCCAATTCTTTCATAAAATCGGGCCAAGCAGATTTCCTAAATTCTTTTGAACATTCTACAACAAAAGCGCCCGTGTTCGGATTTACAATGTAACTTAGTTGTATTTCATTATCTAAAAATTCAACGTGTATTTTCGCTTCGTCAACTTTCATTTAATCCCTCCGCGTTAGATATATACAGCGATTCCAAATTTTCCAATAATAATGATTTTAATTGTTTGGTTTGCATCATAAAATCATCGAAGCTTTTTAATTTGAACAAACCTCTGCTTATCATTAAGCAAGGATCCCCTTTTTTATTTTCCCAATCTCCAGAAGAATTTACTGGGTAAAATACCCTGATAATTATTTCTTCCTCAAACCCATAGGGGTTGCTAACATCTACTATTTCTATTCCTATTAAAGACTCGTCAACTTTCATTTTTGCGCCTTCGATATTTTCTGACGTTCGTTGTTCTTTAAAATTATCTCCCGCTGTTGCATTACCTCTTCATAAAACCCCATTTCTTTTGCTGCATCTAGGTAGAACCTATATGGCAAAATTTCGGGAACCATGAGGAACGCGGCCCGTAAAACGCTACGTTTCTTTTCATCGTCGCAAGAATCGAAAGTTTTTCTCAAATTTTCGTAGATGCCTCTATCTTCGATGCTCATCTTAAAGGATCGTCTGGAATGTGCGGGGCATTATAATTACAAACCATCTGCGGCATATCGCGCCCCAACGCATACTTTCTTTGATCGATCGCGTGAGTTTGTTGGCATATCATATCTGTGGGTTTATGGGCTTCTCGAATCGTAAGAGCATATTCTCTAGAAATAGAGCCATCATAAATAGTTAAAACAACTAGTTCTTCTTTTTCCGCCACATGAAAGGTATCGTTATTGTCAGTTTGTAAAGTGCAATGGTATTTCATTGGCTCTCCCTATCTAAGCGGTTCGGCGGCGATACATGATGCAGTGTAATTACAAACCATCTGCGGAATATCTCGCAACTTTTCAAATTTTCTCTGTTCGATTAAATTAGCGCATGAATATATCAAATCAGCCAATTTTTTAGCTTCTTCCGTCGTTAAATCAATTGCATGTATTATATGCGGTACTTCAAGACGGAAATGTACCATTTCTTCATTTTCAGAAATATGGAAATGTTCCCGATTTTCGGTAGATAATGTTGATGTTACTTTCATGTGGTCTCTTTCCTTTTATGCATGCTCTCCGCAAAGCTAATCGCTGTCTCAACGGCAGAGCGCGAATTTTCAGCATCGATGCGCTCTTGTTCGATGTCAAGTTTGGCAGCATTTTGCTCAATCTTAGCCATGGCTTCCATAAACTTAATATCTGTCATTTGCTTTTCAATCGCGACTTTTGCTGTGGCGACGGCATTTTCGCCCTCGGCTTTAACCGCAGCCTGCTCAACTTTGGCCATCTCGATTTCTTTCAATGTCTGCATTTGAAGCTCTTCAGGACTTGGTTGACCAGCTTGCGCTTCGGCTTGCTGTGTCCGCTCATCCATAAACTCTAATGCTTGTGCCTTTATCCCTTCCATACCGCGGATATCTAGGTTGTCAAGAATAGTTTCTAGGCCCTTAGAATTTATAAAGTCAGCGAATATCGGGCTTGCTTGCATCATTCGGATAATCTGGTCAATAGCTACCTGTTTTTGAATACCGCTTGAGACGCCCGCTTCAACTTTAATATTAAAGTTATTAGGGTTGTAATTCATATCAATTGAGTTTTCATTTTCAGAATGATTAATAACTTGATATGAACGCTTGCCGTCTTTATGCCGGATAGGCAAGCTTCTCGGCGTTACATAATATTTAGGAATTAAATCAACGATAATCTGAGCTACTCGATTTAAGCCCTTTATGTAGCCCATTAAATATGGAAGCGCTGCCGCATTTGCTTGTAGTGCCCCTTGTTGAATGGCAACGCCTGATATTTGTTTGTCATTGGTGCCAAGAATAGAATCATAGGTGCCTAAAATAGTTTGAGTTACCCTATCTGTGCCCATGAAGGTATTTTCAACGATTGGCGGGGTTTCAGTGCGCTGTACAGGAATAGGAGGCGCTAACGGGACTTCGGGATTATCTTTATAAAATGCATTATAGGCCAATGTGGATGCCTGTTGAACGTTTTTATAAGCATCTTCATATCCTTCGGGAATCGCCTCAACAGAAACAATAAACTTATGCTGAACCATATTTTCGATTTCAGCAGCAATCGTTTGTCCGCTAAAATTCTTAAGCCGTTGTACGCCTTTAGCATGATAAACGAATGGTCTTGTCATTTGACAGGAAGCCGCATCCTCATTGTCACGAATGTTAACCGAATTGCCATCAACAAACACGAGCGGTAAAAACTTAAAATTAGTCTTTTTATGCGATAAAACTTGTGTTTCACATATGACGTATTGGTCTATTCTCTCTATTATTGAATCGCGCTCTTCTATAATTATCGGCATTTGCTCAACAACTTTCTCTATTTCCCACATTTCTTGCAGTTGTTTGTAATGTTTTTTTAGAATAGTGTGGCCATTAGAAAGCTTTGCTATTTTCTCGCGTTTTCTGACTTTTTCGTAATACTCGGCGACTAATACCACCTCTTGGTCTTGGGCATTATAAGACCAATTAAATCCGCCAATGGCGGTGCTTCTAATGAATTTCATATTATTAGACGAGCCTTTTCCGAATTCTTCTTCAAATTCTTCTCTTGTTTTCGGTATTAATAAAAAGCAATAATTACCATCGCCTTTGTGAGATTCCCGCGCTAAGGGATCGAACCCTGTTAAAGTAGGATCAAATACACGCTCTATGCCTATGTTTTGCTCAAATGACATCTCGTTTATGTAATCTGTAAACACACGCATTACCGAATATCCGCCAGCCAAACAATCCGTATATATGTTATAATCCAGCGAATCGTTAGAGGCCGAAAAGAAAACCTCCCTTAAATGTGCCGTCACAGTTTCAAGTTGATCTATAAAGTCATCTGTTAAATCTTCTATTCGAACCCCATCGGCCGCTTTTGCGACTACATCGGGCTCTTGTTTTGAGAATTCGCCACGGAGACGGGATAGATAGGCCTCCAGAATATTAAATTCAATGGCAGGCTTTTGGACAATTTCTAGCTTTGTTTCGTCATCTGTAGAAATTGACGTATCAAATACGAACTTCATGAATTCATGGTAGCGTCTTATATTCTTCTGGAAATAATTGTGGGAAGATTTAATGTTTCGCTTGATTTCCTCAAGTTTGCTCATTGGCTTGATTTGAGATGACATAGTTCACTTCCTTGTGATTCTATCGATGGTAGATATTAGTTTAGGTCACTTTCTGGCCTTCTTCATGACGTTTAACTTTAAATTGAAATCATCGGCCAGAGACTTCAAAATCGGAGATGTGGTCTTCTGAATAGTATAAGCGCTGCCTGGTAGCGCAAAAGTAAGACAAACGGAGTCGGCCTCATCAGGCGAACGGATGCCACGTTTTTTCATATCTTGTTTTTTTTCCATGACCAATCGCGAATTAGAGTCAAAGCTATATTTAATTCCGCATAAATCGGCATGTAGAGAGTCGATATCGGGCAGTTCGCAGGGTTCGTCTAATAGCCATTGAGCAAAATTTCCCCAAAGTTCTGCACGTTTGTTTGAATATTTTTTGCCATCTAATGGGCTAGAGCCAGCATTAACAGCAACCACAATATCCCCATAACCAAGCTCGATGAGTCTATCAACAACGCCAGCACCTAAGCCTCCTACGTCAACAAATACTTTT